GGTTACTTGCGCGGCAGCTACTCTTTTAGACGCGCCGATGGAAACGCCCGCGCCTAAAGCTGCCGTTCCAGCTACTACTGCTGCTGCTGCCAAACCCATTTTACGCTTCCTTCAGTTGCAAACGGTATGCGCTACCGTGATCTTGCGCGCCTAGGCGCTTATATAGCATGGAAATACGGGGGCCGGAACCCCTTTTACCTGCCTCAAAAAAGACTTCGTCAACACCTTTATTTTTTAACTCTTTAATTGCTTCGCGTTGCAGCTTCAACCCTAAACCGGGGAACTCTGGTGACGCAAAGAATGTAGAGTTTGTCGCGGACAGAATGTCAGGCGAAGTCAACGATGGGGCTATTAGCGTCATCAGATAACCAAACATACGACCGTTACACCGCGCAGTCATTATCTGCATAGCGCCGGCATCATCCAATGCACGCATAAGCGGCAAGTTTTTATTCTGCCAGTTGCCCGGCGTTTCGCCTACCTGAATAAGATGTTCGTCAAACAGACTGTCGGCATCGCGCACCCAGCTATCAAAATCTTCTGTCTGAAAGGTAACGCCTTCGGGTGGCTCATTAACCTTGGGCGCTAACGCCGTTATCGTCTGGTGCTTGGCAACCGACGCCAGCTTTTCCATCGCTGGTGCGTATGCGTTGTAGTGGCGCATCATTGCAGGCAAATTGATCTGAATGTTGACAGGCGCCATACGCGCATAGTGGTCAAGGTCATGCGGCTGCTGGAGGCAATGCTCGAACACTGCCGCGCAAGTGTCTTCGTCATTCAGGCTGTCAAATGATACCGACAAGACGTTAGGTAGCCGCGCCTCAATCTGGTCTAAGCTGCGGTCCAGCTTTAGCAGTAGTGCATCAAGACCAGCGCGGTCAAACTGCGTGCCGGACAGCTTCATAAGACTTTCGGCAACTTCGTCACGCGGACGGCGGACAACCAGAATGCGGGCGTTAGGTGCAAACTTGTCTAACAGTCGCCACCAAGGCGCGCCAGCAGTTTCCGCCGTGCCAATGTTAGGCTGCGAAAACCATGCCTGCACATCGTCAATGCTACGCATATGCCGTAGCTCTTCGTGGCCGCACATCCATTCACCGTAAGTCAGAAACTGGGACAGCCAAGCTGACCGCGACCTAGGTAAAGAGAATACGACAAACGGCGGCATTAACTAATCTCGCGTCCAGACGCGCGCAAGTTGACTGCCGCCGCTGCTGACGCAAGTGTCGAGACAAACCCGCCGGATGGCAGGGTGTGGCCTACGATCTCTGGAAAGGTGTAAGTCTCGCCGGGTTGCAGCGTCCGCGTCTTGACGATCAGGTTGCTGTTGCCCGTGGCTTCGCTGACCGCTGCCAAGTTGACGCTTACATTGACCATGCCGCTGCTGAAGTTAGTAGCAGTAAACTTGTCAATGATGGTCGTGACGCCGGTCGCCACATACTGCGTAGTCTGCGCGTTTTCCATATTCTTAGCTGGAATGATGTTTGCTGCGATAATTGGCATGGGCCGGTCCTATCAGGTTACGTTGCCGGTGACATAGAATGTTTCAGTGCCGACGCACAGCACGTTAGCGACGCCGTAGGCTGCGATGGTACGGCTGCCTGTGGTTGCTGTGCCGCCAAGCCGTAGCGTCGTTCCAGCGCCCTGTGTGAGCGTCACGGTGCTGGCACTGCTGCTCACCACAAGAAACTCGTCGCCAGCCACAAACACGCCCGACGGGACTGTGGTGGTCGCAGACACATACAGATGCTTTCCAATGTCCGACGCCGCAGCGGTTGTGTTCGCGCTTTGCGGAACGGTACGGAAACCAATAGTGTAGCCCGTGCCAAGGCTGTCGTTGACCGTTGACGCCGAAGCCAGACCTGTGATGGTCTTGTTTGTCAACGTCTGGGTGGCTGTCAGATAAACACCGTTCGTCACTGTGCCAGCGTTGCCGGATATGTCGCCAGTGATAGTAGAAGTTGTGATTGTAACGCCGCTGATCGTACCGCCGGTAATAGCTACGTTGTTAGCGTTTTGGCTGGCAGCGGTGCCGTAGGTTGCAATGTTATCAACAGTCCATTGCAGCACGTTGGTGGCGCTTTCCAAGACTACTTTGTAGCTGGAAGCTGTAGAGAACCACAGATCGCACTCGCCGCGGGAGTCTAAAATAACTGGGTTGGTGTTGGCTGTAACCCCCGACGCACTAGTATATGTTTGCAATGGTGTTGTCGTACCGGCTGCATAGGTATAAACTTTGCCGCCAACCAACGGGTCACCGTTAGTAGCAAAGAATTGTGCTTTAGGTTGTGGAGCAAGAACAGTCATATCTAAACCTCAATTAATGTTATCGGTAACCGTCAGGATGACAGACGGAATTGCGGGGACAGGGACGCTTGCAGCCGCTGCGCGGATTTCACAGCCAGTATTATCAGTAGAAAAAACCAGTTCAAAATAATCGCCGGCGGCTAAGTTTACCACAAAGTTCCCTGCTGCAACAACCGCTGAACTGCTTCCGGCTAACGTCACGTTGGCCGCAGAGTTTGACGCGTTAGTACCGTTCACCCTGTACCAGATAAAGACGTTTCCTGAACCAGCGGCGGTTTTGTTAAGCCGCGCCGAAAACTCAAAGTTGTACGTGCCTACCCGATCCACAAACACTTGCGATGTAGTTGCGCCAATGTAGGCGCCATTGGATATGTTTGTAGAGTTAAACGTGATTGGATACGCTGTGTTAATAACGGCGGCTGTCTGCGTAGTCGTGTCGTAAAACGAACCGTAACGGTTGTCGCTCATCTGTGGCGTGTACACTGGGGCCAAGTCTTCCCCAAAAGCCGAACTTGCTGCCGAGTTAGCTTGACCACTACCCGTCAGCGTAAAGATGTTAAACAGATACCTGTACCACTCACGCGTAACCGTGCCGTCTGACGTATCAGTAATTGGCACGCGCGACGCGGGGATGCGGGTAAGCTGGGAATCAGGCATTTGTGCCGCTCAACATTAGTTCAGCGCCGGTAAGGTAGATGCGGACAGGATCACTGCCGGACACTTCGTAGACGCGGTCGCGCAGCTTTAGCGTCATGCCAAGCCGGCGCCATATGACGCGGGTGCCTGTTGCACCTATCTTGCCCATAGACGCCCAGTGTTCGTTGGACCATGTATGGCCGCCATCGTCGGACCAGCGGAGCATAGCTTGCGGGTCGCTTCCTTGGCCGTCGTTCAAGCCAACGCCTGTTTCGCACTCAAGCTGCAAAGAGTGGTTTGTTGTACGCTTGAGGTTGTTTTGGCCTGTCGGCAGAGCGCGCCACGACCGCAACCAACGCTGCGCTATGTCGTTATCTTCAAAAACATTTAGCTCAAACGTGTAGACGTTTCCGTTAGCGTAGTCGCCAACGATGATATTGCCTTGGAAGTTACACTGGCAGTTGCTGCGGTGACGTGAGAATACGCCGCTGTCGCCAGAAGGCGTAAGCGGCAGCGCAATGTTAAACGCGCCGTCATAAAACGCTCCGCCGTAAAACGCACCTTCAGACGGAGCGATAGCCGCGTAAGATGACCGCTGGTGCCACGCGCCGGTGGCAGCGTCGTACACCCAAGTCTCATCTGCGGACGGGAACGACAGAACGTAGAACGCATGGCCGTCCTGCTGGTAGGTGTAGCCCACAGCGTCGCTCATGTCTAAGTAGTTTTGGATTTGCCATTCAATTGCGTGCGTTGATATGCGCTGCGCGGAGTAGCCGGTCGCGCGGTAAATGATGCCTTGGCCGCGCGCGTCAGCGCCAAGCCAGAACACAGTGTTGTCCATCTTGGCAATAGATGCCGGCGCGGCGCAACCGATTTCGTTAAACGCGCCTTGGATCGGCGACAGCGGAAAGTCTAGACCGCCTGAGTTGTACCATACTTCGGTAGAGTCGGTGCCGAATACCCAGCATTCACGGTGGTCTACGAGTATGCCAACGACGCCGTCAGGGCTACCTTCGGCGCTGGCAAACTCTAACGGGTCAATCTGAAAGCCATCAAAAATCTGCGTTACCCAAAGCCGTTGGCTGTCTGGTTCGTTGAACACAAAATAGCCGTCCAGATAGCCGACGGTTACAGCGCCGGGGAAGTCAGGATCGGTGATCTGCGAGAACGTGTTAGTTGATTCGTCGTAGATATACGAGTCGGGGTTGCAGGCGAAGAATATCTGTGTGCCGTTGTCGGCGATGGACACAGGGCCAGTGCCGGTTACGTCGCCTAGCTTAACAGGCGTTCCGGTAAGGCTAGACAGTTTGTAGACTTCAAAACCTGATACAACGTAAAAGTCATCGCCGCGCGTCTGGTGCGCCCACAGCCCGCGGATAGGCCCGTCGCCGACAGCTTGTTGAAGCTGCAAGCCGGGGCAGCGTTGAATGAACGCAGGCTCTATGCCGCCTTCTGGCACAGCTTCGGGAAACATATTTATCATGCGCGCGTTGGCAGCGTTTATTGAACGGGCCACATACGCGCTGCCGAGTATGGGTGTCTTCATTAGTAGTTACCCGCAAAGATGTTATACCGCTGGCGGGTTGCTATGATGCTGTATGGCATCGACATGATGTCATCAGGATTGTTGATGCGCTTCAGATTGCGCTTGGAATACATAGCTATGCGCTGCACTTGTGGCGACGGCTCAACGCCAAACTCAGGTGCTAGTTCGCACGCTAAATTATAGCGGAACGCACGCAGATAGCCGGGCGGGAACGAAAGGGTTGTGACAAGCGTTGCAGGCTGCGTCAGTTCTTCGACCGAAATGAAATGCCATTCCAGATCGCGCGTTGGGCGCGGATAGATAAACATTTCAATGTCAGGATACGTCATGTTGGTAAAGATAACCTGCGGAAATGTAGATGACAC